ATGGAAAGAATTAAAGAACATGTTTATCCTTTAAAAACTTCAGATAACTTATGTCTTGCTGGTGGTGTTGCATATAACGGTTATTGTAATGAAATGTTTACTGAAAAATGGGATAATGTATTTGTTCCACCTGCAATAGGTGATGAAGGCCAAGCTATTGGTACTTATCAACATGCTGAATATACAATAAATAATAAAGTACATAAGTCTAACGTATATGCTGGCTTATCATATGACCATAAAGGTGGAGAAAAATTAACTTCATACAAAGAGATTGCACAAGCAATTGCCGATGGTATGATAGTAGGTTGGTTTCAAGGTAAATCAGAAAGTGGTAATAGAGCATTAGGTAATAGAAGTATATTAGCTGATGTAAGAAATCCAGATATTAAAGATATTATTAATAGTACTATTAAAATGAGAGAAGACTTTAGACCATTTGCACCGGCAGTTTTAGAAGAACATTATAAAGAATATTTTGAAACAAATTTACCTAGTCCTTATATGTCAAGAATATGTAAGGTTAAAGAAGATAAAAAATCAGTAATACCTGGCGTCACACACGTTGATGGTACTGCTAGAATACAAACAGTTAATAAAGAAGATAATAATAAATTCTATGAACTTATAAGAGAGTTTGGAGAAATTACTGGTGTACCTATGTTGCTTAATACAAGTTTTAACTGTCAAGAGCCTATAGTAGAAACACCAGAAAATGCAATGAGAACTTTTAAAAGAACTGCATTAGATATATTAGTTATTAACGATTACATATATAGAAAAAATGATTGATTTAGAAATATTAAGAAATTTAATGGCAGAAATTAGGGAGAATGACGACCTATTAGATTCGTTAAGTCCTAATCAATTCAACACTAAACTAAAACTTGTTGACGCTGTAAATAAATTAGATTTTTTAAATAAAGATTCAAAAGTAGTTATATTTGGTAGTTGGTACGGTAGTATTTTAATACCGGCATTTTATCATAAAGTAAAACAAATAGTTTGTGTTGATACAGACGCACAAGTAATTAGTAGATCAAAGTATAGAATATTTAAAGATTGGAATATAGATTGGATTACAGGTGATGTATTTGAAAAATATAGAGATCAATATGATGGTGTTGATTTGTTTATTAATACATCTTGCGAACATATGAAACCTATGAGAGAATGGGGACCAGCACCAATAATGAAAAATCCTTGGTGGGGAAGAACATCGCCAACACACTTTGCTTTTACATCTAACGACATGTATGATATTGAAGGCCATATTAATTGTGTAGATACAATAGAAGATTTTAAAAATCAATTACCTAGTAATGCAACTGTATTATCAGAGGAAAAGGTAACAGATTATAGAGGTACAAGATTTATAATAGTAGGAAAAATGGAAGGCACTCCTGATCCGATTATGTCATGGGAAGAGGCGAAACGTGAAAAGAAAAATCTTTAGTTTATACATTAATATTCCAAAAGAAGAATTAGATACGTTTGACGAGCATATCAAGAAAAAGGATGCCGAGTTTACAAACTATAATACTAAAAACGAATTTGAAAAGAACTACCAACGATTAGTAGATTGTAAAGTAGACTATGCCAAGAAAATAGGTGTAGATTTTACTATGGTAGAAAATGATACAAAGTGTGCTGGTTTAAATACTAGTTATGTTGATTATTACAAATGGATGAGAGAGTTTTATCCTGAAATTACAAGCTATAACATAGTTAACTTTTTTAAGATACATTTACTATATGAATTTGCTAAAGACTATGACGAGGTGTTATATCTAGACTTTGATGTTGTACCTAATACAGATCAAAACTTTTTTGAAGTATGGGACTTATCAAAAGGTGTATGTGTCTTAAATAATAATGAGAGAGTATCTCCTATTCAAAAAATAACTGAAAGAACACAAACAATAAGAAGTCCAAACGCCAAATACTACAATGCTCAAGCTATGTTAATAGAAAAAGGATTAAGTCCTGAAAATGATGTTATTAATACAGGTATAGTAGGTATTAGTAAAAAGCATTTAGATCAACTAGAATACTTTACTAATTTTAAAGATGAACTTAAATTAATGACAAGTCTTATAGGAGAATCAGATATATTTCCTAAAAAAATTGCTGACTTCTTTGGTTATGATAATGAAACATTATTTGCTGTTAAGTTAAAAGAAAAAAATGTACCTGTACAATGGTTAAATAAGGAATGGCATTATTTTTTTGATAATTATCTTTTTATACCATCAACAGCCAAACTTATACATGCCATTAACAAAAGGTTTGATTTGATTTGGAGAAAACTGGATGCTTAGAATATGCACTGTATATTATAAAGGGTTTTATACACCAAACTATGTTAGCAACTTTTATAGGTCTTTAAGAAAGAATAGTACTATACCTTTTAGATCAGTATGTATAAGTGACGATCCTAATGTTGAGGCTGACGTTGTACTACCATATAATCATCATAGTGACATTAAAAAACACTGGCATAAATTAAAATTTTTTAGTCCTTTATTTGGTGGCCAACAACCAGGTGATGATATAATAATAATGGACATAGATCAAGTTGTCGTAGGTAATGTAGATGATCTAATAGGTTTTCCTGTTGGTGATGATGAGTTAGTATCATATGGTACTTGGTGGAATAGTAGAATGCATAGTAATAAACTTAAAGACAATAATATTTTACCACTAAACGGAGGATTTTATAAATTTAAATCAGGACAGTTTAAGCATATATGGGATGATTTTGCACTTAATCCTGAATATTGGCAATTGCATTATTACAATACAGGTAAGGTACACTTTAAATATTATGGAGAACAAAACTATGTTGATTGGAAAATATTTGAAAAGAAAAGTAAACTCACTTTAACACCACCAGAATGGTTAGGTAAATATACCGAAGACAATAAAGAAATGATAGGTTTAAACAAACTCTATGCAAAAACATTTGATACTGATTATATGATACTAGATGAACCAGACGAAAGAATAAAGATTGTTCACTACACAGGTCCGAGTCGTGCTATACACACTCTAACTCAAAGTCCACTTTATAATATATGGATAAATAGCTAGTATGAATGAAGAACAGAAAAAAGAATTTGAACAAAAGTTAAAGGATAAAAAATTATGGTTTTGTCCTCTACCTTTCACACATATATTTTCTAGTTTAAGTGGTAGATATGCACCTTGTTATGACGCACTAGCAAGAACTGGCCACAATATGGAAGATACATCTATCAAAGAATGGTATACTTCCGATTATCAAAACAGATTAAGAAAAGAAATGTTAAAAGAGGATTGGGATCCTAAATTTTTTAGACACCATTGTACTGGTTGTTGGAAACAAGAACAAAAGTATGGTCGTTCAGATAGAATGAAATATAGTGAACAAATACTAGCAGGTACATTTGATAGTAAAGTACCAGAGTTATTAAGAGCTGTTCAGAAATTTATAGACGAAGGAGATATAAAAGATTTTGACGAAAGAATACTAGACATTAAAATGAAAATGTTTGGTAATGCTTGTAATCTAGATTGTTATATGTGTACACCAAGAAGTGCTAACACTAGAACTCTCTCACTAAAAAAATTAAAAAAAGTATATGATCCAGATTTAGACCCTAAAGATGGCGAAAGAATGAATACAATGAAGCACGATGATGAACAATATTTAGATGATGTTGCCTCTGTAGCAAAGTATACTAGATCAATCAAACTAATTGGTGGCGAACCTTTAGTTATGGTAAATCATTATAAACTATTAGACAAATTAGTAGCAACAGGTTATTCAAAAGGTATAGATTTAATATACAAAACAAACTTATCTGTATTTGATATGGACGGATATAACTTTAGAGATTACTTTGATCACTTTAAAGAATTTGTTATGAAAATATCTATAGACAGTTATGGTAAATATAATGACTATTTAAGAAAGAAATCAGATTGGACTTCTCTTGTAGATAATATGAAAACTATGAGAGCTAGAAGAAATGCTAGAGTTAATGTTCACTCTGTAATATCTTTTTTATCTGTATTAGAAAATCATAAACTAATTGCACTATTAAAAGATATGGGTATACAACACACGTTTTATATCATTGAACACCCAAGAATATTACAAGTAAAAAATTTACCTAAAGAAATTAAGGAAAAACTAAAACCACTATACAAAGATTATCCTAATATTCTAGAGTCATTAAATAAAGAACAAGATGTTGAAGAATTTATTAAAACTATTGAGTACTGTCAAGATTTAGATCAAAATGGTTTTAGTAAAAAAGAAGGACATGATTTATTTAAAACACATCCAGAGTTAGAGGAACATTATTTAAAAGCTAAGCGTGAAACCAACTACTAAATAAAAACAAGGAGTTATTATGGAACTAACATACGGCGAACAAACTATTGACTTATTCGGAAAAGAACATTTTCCAGATGGACCACCAGAAAAAGTTGTAGTATCATTATCAGGTGGTTGTGATTCATCATCACTTACATATTTAATAGGCACAAACTTTCCTAATATAGATATGTACCCTTTTCATACCAAAGATGAAGACTGTCCTATAGACACTGAACGTGCTATAGAAGTACATCAATGGTTACAAAACAAATTTCCTAAACTACACGATCTAAAGATATATACAGTATCTACGTCTGATCCAGTTTGGCAAGCAAAAGCAAAAGAAGCAATGGCCTCACCAAAAGGTAGTGTTGTTGTAAATGGCAAAAAAGTTTCTATGTGGGGAACTTTAAATGGTGCCTCTAAAGCTTTACAAAATAGAGACAAGAGATCAAAAATGTCTTTACAGTATGACGCACCTGTTGTCATGGCTATGACTTCTAATCCTCCTGTAGATGTACAGAAAGAAAGAGGATTTTATGAAGTAGCAGAAAGAAAAAGAGATCCTGGTGAAAGTAAACTAAAAGTTATGGACACAATAGATAAAGGTGGTCTTACATATCAACCTTATTTAAGAAACGATAAGAAATTTGTAGCAGGTGTTTTTAAAGAACACAATCTAATGGATAGTTTATATCCTTTAACTAAATCATGTGCTTGGTCCCAAACACTAGAAAATTGTGGTAAATGTTTTTGGTGTAACGAGAAGGAATGGGCTTTTGAAAATTAATAATGTCTATAGATAAAACTTTATTAGTATTAATACACTTTGACGGTAATGGTGATTTACTTAATGACAAAGAACTTAATGATCTTCGTTTTAGTACATTAAAAAAATTATTATTTGAGCATGCTTCAAAAGAACATGGACTATTAATAGTATCAGATCCTATACACAATGATAGGAAAGTGACCTACAGATTAAAAAATATGTTACGACAACTTAAAGCTCAACAAAACGAGATTAACTATACTGAATGGTTAGAAGTACCAGAAAAAGAAACTGATATTAAATGGATAAAAAAACAGTTTGAAGAAAAAGGTTATAATGTAAAAAACGTTATTTTATGTGGAATGAATACTGCTGGTTGTGTACTCGGAACATTGGACTATTCTGCTTTACGTTGGGCTGAACAAGGTCACTATACACAAATATTATTATCTGCTTGTGGTGATTACGAAGCTTCAGGTGTAGGACCTGAAAGATACATGAACTCATTTACTAATTTGTATAAAAAAATTAAAGAATCTGGACAAATGGCAATGATTGATCTTGTAACCGATGTAGATGATTTATTATATATCAGTGATGGAAAACCAATGGTAATTTCTGATAGAGTACCAAAAAGAAGTCACTTAATATAATGAAAAGAATAATAGCATGTAGATTTGGTAATAAGTTTACTCAATGGCATGTTGATAACTTAAAATATATGATAGATTTCCACTCTGGAATATCTTATGATAGTTTTGAAGTTATTGAAAATGATATTTATGGTAATTGGTATAACAAGTTTCAAATGTATGATAAATTTAGAGACGGAGAAAATTTATACTTTGATTTAGATGTTATTATATGGAAAGAGTTACCAGATTTATTCAGAAAAGATTTTACTTTATTAAATGACCTATGGTGGAGAGAAGAAGCTCATACACCACTTAACTCAACTATCGTTTCATGGACAGGTGATGTATCTCACATATGGGATAAATTTAAGTCTAACGAAAAAATGTACCTAGAAAAATACAATAAAGGTAGTGATGAGTTTTATTATAGAGAAATAGATTACAAAAACTATGATAAAGTTTGTCCTTCTATCAAAAATTATATGTATGAAATGCCACCAAAAGAATTTAGTATTTGCACTCTAGGACAAATGAACCACCTATTAGAATCAGGTTGGCAAGGTTGGTGGTCAGATTATATTATTCCTCACTATAAAGATTAAGAGCACTCGTTAACAATTCAATTCTAGTTTTACATTTTCTTAATGCTTTTTTACCAGCAAGATTTTTAGAATTTTTTATCTTATCTATTTCAAATAAGGCTATCTTTAAAGCAAACATTTCATCTTCGGTTGCTTCTTCGGGATTAAATATAAAATCAAGAACTCTAGTTGGAGAAGTATTGTCTGTTTGTACAAGACCGTCTCTTTTAGCAATTTCTAAAGCAAACTTTTCAAATTCTTTTCTTTCTTCTTCTACTTTACGAAAAGTACTCTCATGTATTTTGTCTATACTGGTAACTTTCATTAATGCTTGAAAGTATGGATGATTTTCATCAAGCTCAATATGAGTTGATGTAAGAGTTTCGCCTTGTTCATTAGTTATTACTTCAATCCAATTTCTATTACTATTTGTAAATCTGGCGTCAACAAAATGCTTTAACATTTCATCGCCAAATCCTACTTGTTTATGTTGTACTCCCATTTTAACTTCAATTGACATTTTTATTTTCCTTTATATAGTTGTATAGATCAACTTTCGTTGACCAATTTAATTTTTTTAAAATTGTGGTATCTGCTGTGTTGTCTTCTCTTTCAAACTCATTCCCTATCCGTTTTTCACAGTCAATTCCAAAGTAAGTCATTATTTCCATTAGATCATAAGATTTTCCTATACCTATGTCTGTCACACCTGTAAAATCACTTTTCATTAGAGTATCAATACCAGATATTATATCATCTATATGTATAAAATCTCTTGTGTGATTAGTATGTACAAATGGTACATCGTTTCTTAATATTCTTGGTATCAACATATGTTCCCTTGCACCTGGTCCGTATACAGTAGTAAATCTCATACCGATACTGTTTTCTGGTGCTATACGTTCTAAAGAACATTTACTCATAGCATAAGGATTTCTCCAAGGCTCTATGGCCGTTGAAGAACTTGCATATAGTATTCTTGTGGTTGGAAAATAATCAAATAGTCTTTGACCTGCAATTACATTTTCTTTCCAGTATTCTGTAGGTCTATCTAAACTATCTCTGACACCTGATAAGCCAGCTAGATGTATAATTAAATCTACATCATATTTAAGGTCGCAATTTAATAAATCGTTACCTGATAATTTATCTATTGGTATTACTTTGTGATTGTTTTTTTGTAAGAATTTGTGGAGATGTTTTCCTATAAATCCTTCACTGCCTGTTAATAATATATTCATAATGTTATTTATGTCACCGTTAAGTGACTAGTTTTTAAACGCCAGCGGCGTGTATAGTTTTTAATGTACTACCTGAACTATTTTTAATTAATAGTGTAGATAATGATTTCATTTCAGTTGAACTAATTGCGTCATTAGCCATCATACTTTCTGTAACTAAATCAATTGATCCAGTTGTTATAATTTCTCCAGCTGCACTTGGAAAAGTAATTGTTTGTCCGTTTAACGTACCACTAACTGTTAAGTTAGTCACTGTCACGTTTGTTGGAAAAGCAAGTGTCACTGTATCTGGACTTGAAACTGTAGCAGTAATTTGATTACTTGTACCTAAAAAAGATACAGTATTACCTGGAGCAATTAACTGAATAGTTGAGCTTGCGTCTCTAATATAGTGACCTTGTCCAGTACCTATTTGAGAAGATAACTCTACTACAGCACCAACAACAGACGTTGCTGATATTCCTGCACTAGCTAATAGAGCTGCGTCACCAAAATCATTTAGAGCTAAGTCGTTAAACGTTGTTCTAAATGTTTCTAGTGTATCTGTTCCATTTATTTTTTTTACTGCCATTTTATTCTACTTTTTCTTTTTAAACATGCCCATAACTTTAGAAGGTGCTTTTTTAACACTTTCAGGTACCTTTAATTTAGGTAACGTAATTTTTGGCATTTTCATTTTCGCTTTTAGTTTTTTTAACATATTATCCTTTTTTATTTTTTAACTCTTTCTTAATATCAAATAATTCTCTTTTTAAAGTATTTATCTCTTTACAAAGACCTCTTATTGTATCACTATTACTTTCTCTAGCTTTAACTCTTTTCATATAGTTGTTGTATTCTGATCTATTAGTATTAATAATCGCTTTTGTATTAACGTCTCTTACTAAACTTTCAAAACCTTCAACTTTTAATGTATTAGTAGCCATAGTATTATACTGCTAATGCAATACCTCTTAAATCTCTTATTATTGGTGGATAAGCAGAGTTTGTTCCTACCATAACTATTTTAATTTGGAAAGTACTGAACTCATTTAATCCACTTGCACTATATTTGTATTCGTTATATGTTTCATCATTTTCAGCTGGCGTCACTGTATTGTCTTCTTCGCCACCTGTATTGAAAGCTGTCCAACCTATATCATCAATATTTCTTGATTCTTCCGAACCTGATAATCTGTAATAAAGTTTAACACTAGAAGTAGCTCTTACGTTTTGTGTTAATCTAACATCTAAAGCAGTTGAGTTGTTTTCTAGAACAATTGGTCTAGTTATGTAAACAGCCGCTGATGATGATCCTGAACTTTCTATATCTGAAACATAATCAGGTGTATTAATTGTAGTTGGTTTATTAATTCTGTTTTGAACTACATACGCACTAACTCTTTGCATGTCTAATACAGGAGAAAGTTTAGTATTTGATGTAGTTAATGTTAAGTTAACAAATAAAGACTTATTACCTAACATTTCATTAGTCTCATTGATTGCACTAGCAACCATTTGAGGAGCATTAAAGTAAATATTGTCATTAGCAATAGTAGCTACAGCGTCTGTAGCACTTGTTAAACTAAATTCTGTTTCTGTACCATGAACTGATTTACCAGTTGTTGGTCTCATGTTGTAAGAGATACCTGTACCTGGTACACTTACTGTTTGTAAATTTAAATTCATTACATCGTACAATCTATTCTGCGTTGCTGTTATAACTGAACCACCAACATCGCCTGTTGCATTTGCCGTACCACTTGTTGTAATATCATAACTATCTAAAGTCACGTTATCAATACTTGTGTATGTTCCATTAATATCACTATGAGCAATACCATTGTAAGTACCTGATGGAACTCCAGCAATTGTGACATTGTTTGTATATTTTCCATGCATACCGTGGTTAGGATGTGAAACTCTAATTACACCAGACGTATCTGTTGTTCTTAATGCATTTGTTTTTAATGTTCTTGTAGGTAAGTCGTCATTACATAACGTCACTGTACCCGTAACATTTTCAAATTCTGCTCTTTTAATTTTAAATTTAATATCTTCGTTTTGTTCAGCAGTCCAAGTAGAACCGTTTTGAGATTTGAACATAACACCAGCGTATGGTTGTTGAGAAATTGTTCTATCTGAATTTATTACTTTTTCACCTAATCTTCCAACATAACAGTTGTAGTTATTACAGTTAGACATTACAACAAAACAATATTCTGTATTTTCTAATAAGTAAACTGGTGAATCAAAAGTAAATGTTGTAGCTGTTGCTGAGTCTGTACTTATTGATACTGCACTTGGATTTAAAGTTTTTTCAGAGAAAGGAACAACTCTTTTTCCTGGATAACCATTTACAACTTCTCTAATTTGTACTGTTACCGGAATGTTAGCGTCTTTTGAACTAAAGTATAAGTCCATAGAAGTTAAGAATACACCACCAGCGTCATCAATCATAAATGTTTGTGCTAATGGATCAGTCCAACCGATTGTAGTTTCTGTTCTTCTTGTTCTTGTTTGTGTTCCTCTACTAACTGTTTCAACTGTACTTTCTCTAACAGTTAATGGTTCTCTTGTAGAAATAATTGTTTCTTGTACTGTTTCTAAAGCACCTTTAGCTATATAATCAGCTTCTCCTGAAGTTTCAACTGCCGTACTTAATGTGTTTGTTGATGAACTTGTTAATCTGAATACTCTTTGACCTGTTCTCCATCTAGGATTACCACTAGTTTTTGGATCAGGTATAGCAAACGTTCCTGATACTGCACCGTTAACGTCTGTCACTAGATTACCACCTAGAGAACCACCGTTTGGTGTGACATAACTTGATATGTCTATATTATCAAAGAAAGGATATACTCTTGTTTCAGGTTTCATTCTTGTTGCGTTAAATGTTAATGTTCTACTTCTTAAAAAAGGAACAATAGCAACTGATACAACTCTGTCACCTATTGAATTTCTTACTACTTGTGGAACTATTCTTGTTCTTATACCTGTTCTTGTAGCTCCCAATTGACCTGTTTCAGTAATATCTGTATGTCTAACGATTCTTCTACCTCGTCTACCTGTACCTACATCACGTCTACCAACTTCTCTTGGTGTTCCTGACCAAAACTCTTGCCATTCGTTCCAAACAGTACCTATCTCTACACTTTGTAAATTAGGATTTCCTAAATTTTGTACTAACGTGTCAAAGCCACCTGTTCTATTAACAACTAATTCAGGTGCTCTTTCTGTTTCTTTCCATTCGTCTGACGGAGGTGTTAACGCAATACTTCCAGTCCAACTAAAAATGTCAAATGGGTTTACGTTAACAAATTTACTTGCGAAAGGTTGGTCAATTAAAGTTGCCTCGCTATAAGGTAGAGTGATCAAGTCTCCTGTTTTCGCATACTTAGCTTCGGTTCTATCCAAAGCAGTAATAGTCGTTCCGTCATTATCACTTTCAATCAATTGTACGGCGTCTTCATTAAACATCGGTCTTAATTCACCTCTTGCCATATCCATTGAAGCCTTGTAGTCTAAATTTCTTACATCACCTATACTATGTCCTGTAAAATTGTCTACTATAAATCCATTCTTAAATCTGTCAAATCCTTCTGCGTCTTGTACTTGTAAATTTTGAGCTTCCATTTCTAATAATGAAAGTTGAGTGTAGTATTCAATATTCTCAATTCTATTTTCCAATCTACCAATGTCTCTCATAGTATAACGTTTGTTGTCCACTTTAGTAATAGTAATATCGTCTGTATCAAGTGTGTATGCTGGTATATCTAAAGTGTATAAATGCATTGCACCATCTAAATTTTTTGGAGATTGAGGTACTAACGCACTAGCGCCTTCAGCTATTTTAAAAGCACCATCTTTATCTAAAAATACTTTGTCTATTCTTGGTAAGTAATATTCTAAATCTGAAGTTATATCAGTACCAAATTTAACAACATCAACTGTTGAAGCACCAGCACCGTTATAATATCTGTCAATTTCTCCTTTATTGATTGTAGAGTTATCATCAACTCTAGGTCTAAAGTCTAAACAATCTCTTAACTCATAAGTTTCGCCTGTAGTATCCGAAGTATGAGAAGGAATATCTTTATAGTCAACAACTCCTGAATAACTATCTACAGTAAATACATCTCCTGAACCATGAGAGAAATAATCAACATTAATTTGAATAGAACCTGTTGGATCTACTGCACCTTTTTTTAAATATACTCTACCTATATCATAGAAGTTATCTCTTTGTCCGTTGTCTAAAGTAAATCTATCTGTAATATCAACTTCTCCTGAAGATGAATAAGTACCAAAAGCAGTTGCCATTTTAACAGAATTTAATTTGTAAATATCACATCTGCTTAATCTCATACCACCTTGTTTTTTAATATCTGCTAAAGTTGTATGATTTCTTGTAAATCCTGTAACTAAAGATTTTGTTTTTTCTTCTACAACTGATCTATTGATTGTTGCTAAAATTTTAATTTTATGTCCTGCATAATTAGAACCAAAATCTAAAATTAATGATTTACCTACTGGAGAACCACTTAATGAAAATATTGTATCTCCTTCGTGATTATTTCCTTGTAGAGATAAAAAATCTCCTACTGCACCTGTACCACCAGAACCAGTTGACATAATTGAAACTGAAAAATCTGAATCTCCTAAAGATGTAAATGATTCGTTTGTACCTGCTGAAATAGTTGCGTCACCATTTGATCCTAATGTTGCTGTAAAATGTCTTCTAATTTTAAAGTTTGTATCACTAGCACCAGAGTTAGAAGTTGTTTTTAACGTCTTAACTGTTTCATATGGTAATTGAAATATAGAAATATTTTTATTTGAATCTTTGAATGTTGCTCTGTTTCTATTTGCACTTGTTTTAGTTGAAACATCTGAACCACCAACAGCGGCTGATAATTCTAAAGAAGTATCTGAAATGATTGCCTCAACAAGTCTAGTTATTGAACTACCTGCGTCTGTAGTAAATGTAATTGAGTCACCAATTCTTAATTCTGTATTAAATTTTGTATTGAAACCTGTAGCTGTTGTACCACTATTTGCAATTGATAATGTACCTGTAATTGTTAAACTTTCTCCGTATGTAGAATCTAAAATTGTATCTGCTGTAAAATCTGGAGTACCAGGCATACCAATTTGTTTTGTAGATGAGAAATCATATGAAGTAGCACCTTTAAATCCTCTAGAGTCTGCTTGAATAGAAGCAGTGTTAGATGAAATACCACCTGTTATAGTTTCTCCAGCTGTAAATGTTCCTGATACGTTATATAATACTACAACTGATTGATCTGCTGTACCACCACTTGTGTACGTAGTAAAACCTGAACTATCTACATCTAATTCAAAATTTGAACTAGTTGGATTTTTAACTGTATAAGTGTTACCATTTAATTCTGTCATACCACCAACACTGTTAATTGTCACTTGTTGTCCATCTTGTAAAGTGTTTGAAGCAGTAATAACTACAGGATTAGCTTTTGTTGCACCTGTAATTGTATGTTGGTTGCTTGTTGATAATTGATCAACAGTACCTTTGGCACCTGAAGTACCACCTGTAATTTCTTCTCCATTTGTAAATGCTTGATTTTTAGCACAGTTTAAATGAGTAAACATAACAGTATCAAATAGATAATGTTTGAATACGTTAGTTGTTGCACCTGAACTAGAGTAAGCACCACTAACAGCAGTACCCGATGAAAATTCAAATCCTCTAGACTTAGCACGACCAATTGATTTTATATCTGAACCTGATCCTACATTTTCCGTTCCTCTTACAGCTGTTTCTTCTCTATATAAACTTACATTTTTAAAAGCTGCAACATCGCCTGATACAAATCCAATATCTGGAGAACCATAAACATTATTTACATGTACATAGTTACCTACATCAAATCTTGTATTGCTATTATTTTGTGTATCAAAATCTCTTGCTTTATTTACATCTATAAAGCTTGTACCTAAAGTTTCTATTTCATAACCTTTAACGTATGCTTTACCTGGTCCCATGCCGGCTGCAATTTTAGTTTCTAAACCACCATCGCTTGAAGTGTAAATACCTCTGTTAGTACCTGATATTAAATGTTCTCTTAAATCTATATCAAAATCTCTTACTGAATAATCTCCTGATTCATCAAAAGTACGTCTTGCTAATGTATCTTCTAATATAGCATATTCAGTTGTTCTAACTTGGTTTTGTATAATACCATTTTTTAATCTTAATAACTCTACAAAGTTTGAATCGTCTGTAGCAGATAAAGATTTTTTAGTTAATGTTAAATCTATTTTAAATCTGTGAGCACCTGGAGCATTTGTGTTTGAAACTCCTTGAGCATTATCATTTAAAGTTGCGTCATCATTTTGAGTTATAAAACTTTCTGCTACTGTTAAACCTACTCTGTATGATGGTGTGTTTGTGTATTTGTCTAATATCAAATCTTGATCACTTACTTTAACATGATAACCATTTATGTAATAAACACCTTCTTTAACTGAAGCTGCACTACCTGTTGCTGTAGTATTAACTACTGCTGAAACTGTTGTTGATGTAGATTGTAAAGTTGTTGCTACTGATATTGTTTCTGCGTCTGTAAAAGCAGTTGTAGTATTATTAGTACCTGAATTTAGATACTTAACAAATAATGTGTTAGGGTCTGTTCCGTCTGTAGCAGCTGTATTAACAACTCTTGCTTTTAAACCTGAAGAAGCACCTGTTAAAGTTAAACCAACAAAATCTGTTAGTACAACACCAACGGCAGCTGAATCTGTAAATGAAGTTAATTTAACAGCAGAATATTGTAAGTCATAACTGATATCACCAGGTATAACCATAGCGCCTTGTTCAAAGACATGGTCTGATAATCTTTCAATTTGATTTTGTAAGATTGATTGTGACTGTGTTAACTCTCTACCTTGTACAGCGTATGCTGGTCTAAAAAGAACTCTATGAAACTTCTTTGTTTCGTTAAAGTCATCGTAGTAAGGCGAAAGGTTAAAGTCTGTTGGACTTGGCATAGTTTCCTTCCTTAAAACTCAATGACTAGTTTAATATTTTCCGTTTGATCTGTTGCTCTTTGAATAGGTGCTCTGTTCTCTATGTACAATACATCGCCAGAGTCATGATCTATTTCAGAAGCAGAATACCCACTTGAAAATACAACGTTGTTTACTGTTGCTGAAACACCTGTGTCTGGTGTTCCTGTTGCTGAAGACGTTTGACCAGTGATAACATGTGTGCTAGAAAAGGCAGTTAAGTTACCGTTAGCGTCAACGCCGGCGTCATTGTGTCTTGATTGAATATAATATAAAATTCTGTTTGTTGCGTCCCATTCTACAACTTTTCCTACTGCACCTGTAGTTGCTTGATTTATTTCTTCATCTACTACAAAAGTACCTGGAGTTGGAGAACTTGCCATATTTACTGCTCTTGTTCCTCTTAATGTTGAAGCTGTAGCAGCTGAACCTGAACTTTTTGGATCTCTTAATAAAGCAATTTTTCTGAAGTCGTTACCAGCATGGAAATCTCCAGAGTTTGCTGATTCTGTTCCTTCTAAATTTACATTTAACATTACAAAGAAACCACCTAATTCTTCTATTGCATTAAAACCATGACCACCTTTTGGAGAGATAATCACATCTAATTCTGCACCTGTTAAATTTGTTGCACCAGCAGCTACTATTTCTGCATTTGAAACTGTACCAAAAGTATAACCTGATCCAACGTTAGTCATAGTTACCGAAGTGACAACGCCACCTGAAACTACAACGTTAGCAGCTGCATTTGATCCGTCACCTTTAATTGTAACCGAGTGAGTACCATCAGTACCACCTGAACCACTTGCTTTAATTTTTATACAATTAATTGATCCGTCTATAGCAGCTGAACTAACAGTTGAGTTAGTTGAGACTCCCATAAAATCAGTTGATAAGAAATTTGATTGTTGAGCCGCTGACATAGTGTACATATATTTCCATTGGTAACCATCAGCAGTTGTTATAATACTAGTACCTGTACCAGATGGTTCGTTTGTTGAAGCAGTATTGCCATCATTGTCAATACACTTATAAACGTTTCTATCTGTAGTTAGTACATAAAAATTAGCGTCATGTAAAGTTGTTGCACCACCATTAGCAGTATTTCTAGTAGAAGTACTACCAGTCACATATTCTCCATAGTCGTGTCTGTAAATATCGTATGTTGTTCCAGTTGCCCAATTTCTTCTTGGTACTGCAAAACTAATATCTGAACTTGTAATTTTTTTAGCAGCTAATAGATCATCAAAAGTATTAAACTCTGCAACAACAGTATCACCTGGTATAATTGGTGCTGAGTCTGTTCCTTCGTAATCTGTACGGCCATCACCTCTTGTAGATGTACCGAATGCTTGTGGTCTTCCAAGACCTAGGTAATAAACTTGTGGAGAAGCTTCCGTAAAAGATTCGTGAAACTGCTCACTATTGTTTATTCTGAATTTTGTTGTTATTATCGCTGGCATAATTGTTATTCCTATTTATAATACTTTCCTATGATGTTGTTCCAATAATTGTTTTTAATGTAGTACCACTAGAGTTTTTTACTAGTAGAGTTGACGTATTAGATAGTGATCCCATAGTGATAGAACCACCAGTTATTGCAACTGCATTAGCATTTTGAGCAGCCATAGTACCTATTGTACCTAAAGCAGTATTAACAAAAGCACTACCGTTCCACTGTAAAATATCACCACTTGCGATACTTGTCAAAGTGACATCTGACATTTCAGATATTTCGTCATTTGCTGTAATATTTGAATCAACGTATTGTTTTGTTGCAATACCTAAATTTTTTGTTGGGTTACCAAATACTGTAACCTCACCTGTACTATCTCCTTCCAACCAAGTTGTCAAAGTAGAACCATCTGATCCTGCAATTATCATTGCTCTAGTTTCACCTGCTGTATTACCAGAGGCATTTCCTATAATAACATTACCTGATCCAGTTTCTATAGTTTGACCTGCATTATAACCTACAAAAGTATTGTGTTGTCCTGAAGATACTTTTACACCTGCGTTTGCGCCTATAACAGTATTTTTTTCTCCTGTTGCGTCTTTACCTGCTGAGTGTCCTACAGCTACACTTTTTCCTGAAGATGTAACTGATTGTAAAGCTGCAAAACCCACGGCAACGTTATCGTCTCCTGAAGTAATTGCTCTTAAAGATGTTTTACCAACAGCAACGTTTTCTTGTGCTGAACTCAAAGTACCTGTCACCGAGTGACCGATCATTATAGAGTTTGAGAAGTTTGTTCCTTCTTGTTTACCAGTAATTACACCAGTACTTAAATTTGTACCATCTCCGAAAGTAGTATAGATTTCGTTAAAGTTATCGTTAATTAAATCGCCACCAGCTCTAATAGTAGAACCTGTGCCGTCATTAGGAGTTGAACCGATTGCTATTGTTTGTTTTGCCATTTCTATCTCTATTTATAGTTATATTTATACGTTTGTTTGGTCAAATTTCTTATTGTCTTTGTCAAAAGTTATAGAACTACCACTAAACGATTCTTCTCCTGGGAATGTGATATCCGTTGGAAAAGCGAAGTTGGTCTTTAACATAAACCCAAAATCATCTTCATTTGCATTAGTACCACTTATCATTCCCAATAATGCTGTTGTACCATCTAGACTTGATCTAGTACCAGTGATTTTTAATTCATTTAATCTATTAAAAGTATTACCAGTTGTACCATTGATACCACCTGATCTATTACCAGTGACACCATATGCCGTATTAGCCCATTTGTTTATTGAAGAAAATCTAGGACCACAATATGCAAATCCTTGATTTATATTAATAGTATTAGGTGGTACACCTGTTCCTACTAATCTTCTTATTCTTAAATTTAATCTAACACCTATAGGAGCTCTTGTTACAGTCACGTCTCTAGAGTTATTTGGATTAGGTTGTTGAGGGTTAACTGATACTGCTGAACCATCATCAACTGTTCCTGTTCTTCTACCAAATACAGTTTCAAATATTAATTTCATCATTGAAATCAACGGAGTACCAACTACACCAGTTGCGTAACCAGTTGCTACGCTAACTTGCATATTAATTCTGCTTTCTAAATCAACTTGTCCTGTAAAATAAAAACCTGAAGTATGCATTGTTTTTTTAAATGCGTCTCTCCATAAATTAATTGAGTTACCTACTTTTAATACATAAGAAAAATCTTGATAGTATAAACTATCTTGTACTTTCATTGTAGTTTCTGAAATATGTCCTTTTTCATTAGTAAATCTACCATCTGTATCTACAATTGATTGAACAGCTACAGTTGCTGAAGTGACATCTATTCTTTTAATAGTTGCACTACCTGAACTTGATGATACTGATTCGTCTGCTTGAAAAGTACCTGAAATTTCTTTTAATTTTAAAATGTTTGTATCTGAACTCCAACCTGAAACTAATCCTGTTGCACCTGAAATAGCACCAGTTACCGTTTCTCCATTAAGAAAAGAACCACTAACTGTCATAACAAATAAATTGTTTACAAAAGATAATGTTGGTGGTGTAGGACTTTGATGATAATTAATACCTAAATTTGATGTTGTTATTCCTAAAACTTTTCCTATTTCTGTACCATATGCTAATACACTTGCACCTGATCCTAACGTAGATGTAACTGAAACAGTTGGTAAAGATTTATATCCATCACCACCGTTTGTTAAGTATATGTCTGTAATATCTCCTGTACCTGTGCCTGATTCAAAAACAATTTTATCTCCTGTTAAATGATCACCAGCAGATGTTTCGTCTTCTAAACATATATGATCGCCATCTTCATTAGCAACAGCACCATTAACAACTGTAACCACACCAGCTGCATTTAAACCATATGTTCCTGTGTTAGTAAAAGTTAAAGTGTCTCCTATTTCATAACCTGATCCACCAGCGTCAACAAATATATCTGTTATTTTACCTGGACCAATATCACTAATTTGCATAGCAGCTTGTTCGCCACCACCTGTAATTTTTATAAGATCGTCTGTTGTGTAAAGATTACCATCGTTAGTAATTGTTTTTTCTCCTGGTACACCTGTAATTGTAGCTAATATGTAATAATCAGATTGATCTGATTCTGTTCCTTCAATTACTTCATTTACTACAAAAGTACCTATGATAGTATCTTTGTTTATAGTAATTTCAGAAACAGCACTAGCGCCAATATAAAATTTTTCAACATTTTCTACTATTGCTGTTGCTTTAGATGTTCTTCCTTTTATTTGTCTACCTACTAAATTTAAAGGTTCGCCTTGTGAACCTAATACTCTTAAAACTGTTTGTGTATTCCAAGAACCGTCTGATACTTTCATCATTTGTGTTCTTGGATAAAATGTTTGAGAGTTATCGTTAAAAAGTATTCTAAAAAATAATTCGTGACCTTTTTGTGTGCCTTTTAATTTATATAATGATTTAATATTCTTAATTAAGTTTCTTTTGTTTATTCCTGAAGATAAATTTTCTGGAATAGTTTTAAAAAACTCGTCCCTAAAATTATTTAAGAAATCAGAAATAACTTTATCAGGATCCCTAAAATTTGTTAATTGTTGAATAGATTGAACAGGATTAGGTCTATATTTGTTAACAACTGCTTGAGCATTAGAAGTTTCTCCTAAAATAACTTCTCCAATTATAAATTTGTCTTGTGATGTTATGAATAATCTTCCATTATCTAAATCTTCAGCTAATACAGTAGCAGTTGCTTTAGAAGTTTGTCCTGTTATAGTTTCTTTATATGTAAATTTACCATAGATACTATCTTCTAATAATATTTTATCATTAAGGTCTAATTGTGTTTTTTCAGCGCCAAGTGATCCACCATCTAATACTAAATTGCTTTCTACGCCTGTTTGATTTTCTAAATTAATTCCGTCTGTAGTTTCAATAGAAGTGACTTGTAATTCACCAGCTTCCATAAATTGGTAGTAAGTTTTTAAAAATTCTACAAATTTTGGGTGATCATCAACTACAAAATCTGGTAATTGTGTCGGTATTAAATTGGATATTTTATTATCAAACTTTGCCATTGTTATTAATGACTTGTTGTTGTATTGTAGCCTACTCCAGCTTCAGATGAACCACCAACAAATGTATCTTCCTCTACAGTTATGTTTGACGTTGCAACGTCTATTTCTATAATTTGATCTCTTACAGGAACAATATCGTTTGAATTTGGCTTAACTGTAATCTCAATAACGTTAGATGATTCATTTCTTATATTAGATATAGAAGCTATGTTCAATGAATTTAGAGTTACCTGACCTGTTTCGTAATTAATAGTACCTTGTGTGTTGTTAGCATATGTTTTAACACCACTTACTAGATAATATCTTCTAACATTACCATTACTATCATCATCTAAAAACATTTCGTAATTACTACCTGAAACTTTGAAACCTGTTGATGATAAAACAGATGAATGACCTGAATGTGGATTGTATACTGCATTTCTAAAATAAATATCGTATTTTGTTGAAGACGCAATAGTAGGTGTAAAATTCTTTCTCATATTAAGAGTTGTGATGTTAGATAATATACTTGTATCAACATCATCTATTAAACCTGTTAATTTAGAAAATCTGAATACACCATCAAACTTTTGTAAAGTAGTTGTATTGTAATTTGTTATCGCTTCTATTATTTCTGACTTTAAAGTGTCTGCTGATTTACTTGTACCTTTTTTATCGTACTTAGCAACACTTGATAGTACAAGTGATGTTGTTTCTGGATCAATAATTTGAGGTCTAACTGAAGCTACGTTGTAAGGTATTAAACCTTTAACAATAGACGCTTTAGTTGCCTCTGTTAGAGTTGAACCTGAAGCAGCCTTAATAGAAATTTTTACCACACCATAAACTGGCGTTTCATCATCTTCTCCTCCCCAAGCACTAACTGATAATGCATTAGGATATAAAGTCTTAACAATTGATTCATAATCTGTTGCTGTGACTGCTCTATCTTGTGATGTATATTGTAAAGGCGCATTAAATCTAATAGACTCTTTTGTTTCAGCCTCGCCTCCGCCTTGAGCGTTTGATTTTGTTGTTATAGTCACATTAGTAAAACCACCAATGTTTGACCCTAACTCAAAAGAAGAAGCTCCGTTAGCCTCATCTTTGTTTGTGACAATATATTCTAATATAACTATATTGCCATCTTCTAATTTGTTACCAATAACACCATCGCCAAAGTAAACTTCAAATTTACCATTATCTGTTTCTTGTAAGAAATAAACTTTAGATGTATTATCTAAATTTCTTAAACCTGTAGCTAGTGTGTATGTATTTGTTGTTGAATCTGATATAGAGCTTTGAACTGTTACTTTTAAAGTAGCAGTATCAGCTTCTAAATTTTTTATTAGGAATTTTTGATCTGTATCTGCACTATCAACTGTATATTTGAAAGTGACTAAAGTACCTTCGTATAAATTAACTCCTGAAAACTTGTAAACACCATCTACTGGTGTAATTGTAATATCTTCGTTAGTAAGAAAGTTATATCCTGTTCCATCTACTGTAGTTGTAAACGTTGTACCTTTATTCATCAATATACTTGAGCCTGAAGCGTTGTTAACTAAAATATCTACTTCAGCCATTGGCGCTTTAACACTTGATGGTGTATAACCAATTGCTTTAGCTAATGCGACTACATTTTTTCTTATGTCAGCAGAATCTAAATAAGATTCATTTACAAACATGTTGGCATTGAAACCAAGATAATGTGTATTGTATGCTAATGTATCTAAAAGAACGGCAAAGCCTGATCCTTCAAAATTATAGTCTGAAAATTCTGGTTGATTTTGTAAGAATGTTTTTAAGTTTGCTTTGATGTTGTCAAAGTCAAAATCTGATACTACGAGTTTATTACTTGCCATTTTATCTTAATCTTTCTAAAAATGTTTCTACTGTTACCGGCTCCATTGAACCTATAACGTAAAACATGATTGTTAAGTGATAACTATTTCTATCAATATCTGGTCTAGCTAAAATTTGTACTAATTTAATTCTAGGCTCAAAATTATCAAGAACTTCGTTAACCTTTCTTTGTAAGTTAAGCGCTGTAAGAGGTGTCATTGGTTCAAATAACATTCTTCTAACATCACTACCAATTTCTGGATGAAAAGGTCTCTCAAAGTGAGAAGTTTGTATTAAATTTCTAACACTTCTCTTAACGGCCTCTACATCACTCAATTTGTTAACATCATTAGTAACAGGATTACGACCAAAATTCAAATCCAAGTCTTTATAGATTCTATTTGCTCTTTTACTATCGTTTGTGTTGCTACTATCAAAATTTGGCATTACGTATATATTTATACGCTAATTAGGATTAACCTGAAAAAACATTACCAGAGCCTGCAGTCATAGCTCCATCGTCTGTACTATCACCAATTCTTGCAATAGGACTACCACATACTGAAACCGTTGAACTACCAACATTAACATTTGCAACGTGGTCAGCACAAGGTGGCGCCGGCGGGTAAGGGTGGGGAACTGTAGGGTCACCCACTCTCGCAATTAAGATACTATTTGCTCTAACAGTAGATTGACCAGGCGTATCAAGTATAGTTGTGCCGACACATATGTGTCCTGTACTTAAACTATCACCTTTTCTACTTACTGCTGGCACTATCTAGCCTCTCTAGCCGCTTTTTCAGCTGCTCTTCGTTTATCTTTTAATATTCCTTCTCTTATTTTTCTGCCTATAGGTAATTTTATTGTAGTTTCAATTTTTTTACCTTTTTTACTGATAAATTCAACTCCTATAAACTGATCCTTAAAATCTCCTTGAACTGACATTACTGCCTTTTTCAAACTCATCGATTCTTTCTCTTTTTCGTCTCCTGCTTCATTCCAAAACTTAAATATTCTCATTTTACTCATAATTATTCCTCTTTTTCATTTTTTTCAGTGTTTTCCTCATGTCTACAATGTTTGCAACACAAAGTATCGCCTCCTTCATCATATTTTTGCCAACAAATCTTGTCACAATGACAGGAATGTCCACAATTCATACAATAAGTCATAGAAATATTTATCCTTAATATTTACAAGCTATTTGAGCATTTCTTAGCTCAGTTTCCATTAAATTTTCTGCATTTTCACTTGCTGATTCGACAATTTTTTCGTAATCCGGCACAATTTTGCAATCCTTAACATTTTTTACACAAGAAACGAGAACAAAAAGCGAACACAGCAGTAAAATCGTGATTTTTTTTCTATTTTGAAGCATTATTTTGTTGACTTTTCTATATTTATCTGGTATAGTGGACCAATAAAATGAAAAAAACAAAAGGAAACACTATGAAAAAAATAACAGAATATATGACAATATTTTGTGCTGTTGTTGGTACTTTATCAATGATTAGCGCTGTTGGTCATGTAGAAGCAGACAAATGGTTAGGCGCTGGTGTTGCAAGTTTATTAGGAATTGCAATGTTTATACTATCGCTTTATTCACAAGAACTATACAAGGAGGGAAAATAATGACATTAGTTGTAAATAACGCAAAATCATTAGACGAAGGAGTTAAGAATTTAATGGCTGGTGCAAAAGCTGATTATGTTTCTTGGACTACTAATAGTAAAACAGGCGAAGTTTCTGAATATTCTAAAGAAGAAATCGCAAATTGGGATAGTAAAACATCTATAAGACCTGGTAAAAAGTACATTAAGATTGTACAAGATACTGGTGTTTTTGCTTTTATAGTAAAAGAAGATTTTAAACACTTTAAAAAAGGTGACATATTAAAAGCGGCTGGTTTTAATGCTCCTGCTTTAAACAGAGCTAGAGGTAATGTACTTGACGGTAATTACCATGTTAAATGGACTGGTCCTTTGTATATGGATTCACAATCAAGATTGAGAGGATAATTATGACAAAAAAATATAATAAATCAAAAAGAGTATTTGAAAAGATCGTTAATCCGTTATTACTTAAACATATGTTAGACCCATTTAAATATCAAGGGTCTTGTATAGCGGCTGGTATACCAATTAAATATTTAAAGTATTTTAAAATGGTGTCTGCACAAAAAAATGCTAAAAAAGTGAGATACAGATATAGAGGAGTTTCAAAACCGAACTATAAAAGACCTCAATCTTTTTGTCATATGTATGGTGCTGATACGTTTAGTTTGTATTACAGAAATCCAAACAATAATTATTTTAGATATAGTTAATCTTTATTTTTTAGATTAACATTATTACCCATAATATTATGGGCAGAGATACGTTTTCTTAAATCAGTGGTGGAGAACCTATGTTCTCTTTTATTGTAAACTATCTTTATGTGTTTCTTAACGCATATATCTTTACCAGTAAAATTCTTACCTTGATATTCTTCTCCAATAATTCTAATTGATATATTATACATGTTTAGTATATCTTCTAAATCTTCTTCCGTCTGATAAGGTATTACCTCATCAACATATTTTATAGCATTAAGTTGTATACTTCTCTCTACCAATGATTGTATCGGTTTGTTTTTTGTTTCTGGTCTATCTATAGTTGGATCGGTTTGTAATCCAACAATTAAGTAATCGCATTCTTCTCTTGCGTCTTTCAACATCTGTACATGACCAGCATGTAATAAATCAAAAGCACTACACGTAAATCCTACTTTCATTTTTTCTCCTTTTCTTGCACTCTCTGACTATTAAATCCGTGCAATTGTATATAGTTAGCAAGCCACTCATGGCCTTTTTTGTTTGGGTGTGGATTGCTTTTAGAAATAACATAGTCATAATTAATTGTTCCTTTTGGTGCTATACCAACAGGTTTACCATATCTATCGTAAAAGTATACCATTTGATCATAATCTCTATTATGAGGATTAAACGTTGAGGCAGGTAAATTATTAGCTAATCTATCTTCTACTCCCCAATCTTTGTGTAATTGTAAATCTCCTACAACAAAACCATTTTCTTCATTGAATATAGGCCAACCAATAAAGTTTCTCATGTGTTTATATTGTGGTGAGTTTTTAATTACTTCTATACATTCGTCTCTTATCTTTTCATAATTACCACCTTGATCTTTAAATTCATATTCATAGATATGATCTACAAATAAAGAAATCATTTGAAAATGTCTATATGGTATTCTATGTTGTTCCATTAAATTCTGAAAGGCATACATGTACCTTAAACTATCTAATATCCAACCTCTTATATCTCCATACATATTAGGTTTTGTGTCAGCCCAATCTAATCTTTTCTTTTGCCAATTAGCTCTTTGACATTTTGACCAGGCTGCAATACATAAACCTATTTCTTTTGGATCGTTTTCTAAAACATAATCTTGTATAGATGAATAAATGTATTTTTGACCTGCACCATTTTTTCCTAATGGTACTAAATCCATATTTAATTTATCTGCTAGTATTTCCGGCCATGTAGGAAAAGGTTCAGTCCATAGATGTTCTTCTCCATCCCCATTAGTCGCATTTATGGTATCCACATAGTTAACATCCGTAAAACTACAACCAGATACTAAAAGTTTTTTTCTCATTATTTTTTCTCTACGTGTTTGGTTTCTCCCTTTTCAGTATCTACCCATTCTACAACTTGTGTATATTTTTTTTGTTTTGCACAAGTAGTCCTACATGCATTAGGTCCTATATTCTTTGATAGATTATCTGCAAATTCTTTCCACTCTTTTGATTTTAATATATCTTCAATACTATTGTTTTCATTTATAATAGATACTTTTAAAAATTGTTGCATTCTAGGATCGTTCATGGTGTGTGGATCGTCCATTCTACAACAAGGTATTAATACACCTTTATTTGTCACTGCTAAAGCAATGGCGTCTTTAAAACATAATGGATCTAATTCAATATCTCCTTCAGCCCATTGTGATTGTCCACCTAAATGATTATCGGTAACATTAGTCATTCATTGTTCTCCTAGTTTTTGGCATTAACCAATCGTCATCATCCGTCCATCTTGCACTATTAACCAATATAAAATCTACATCATTTTCTTTAGCCATCTTCATTGCTTTATCAATACTCTTTTCATTAAAACTGAATATAATAAATTGCCATAATGGTTTTGTGTAAAGATACTTTTTACTTTCTAACATAATCTTAAATAGTTTTTTACCATCTTGATTAACTCTATACTTCTTACTTTCTTCAGGCATGCCATCTATACCAAATATCCAGTTTGCTTTAGGGTTTGCTTTAAAGGCACTGTAATAATGCCTCATAGGTTTTAAAGATGAAGCTAAATGTACTTCAACTTTAGTATTACGTTTATAAGCAATCTCTAGTAATTCGTTTATTTTTGGGTGGTGTATAGGGTCTGAATATTGGCCACAAAAAGATATTCTTGGAAACCAATCTAATATTTTATTATATTCTTCTATTGTTAAATCTCGGCCTGGTACTTTAAGACCTTTGTTTGTGAAGCTTCTTTGGCGACCACAACGTAAACACTCTAACGGACACCTATGTGATAAATCAATATTTAAACGTTTGTGTCTTCTATCAAAAAAAGAGTTTTCTTTTATTTTGATACCGTGTTGTTCCTCGGTTCCTTCAATCTTTTGTCTATTTGTTTCAGCCATAATATAAAACTATTTATGCTAGATACTAAAAGACGTTCCACAACCACATGATGATTTACTATTTGGATTATCAAATACAAACTGACTTCCAAATATTTCGTCTTTATAATCTAGTGTCATATCTTTAATATATATTTCATATAAATTATCTACTACTAATAACTCATCAACTATTACATCATCTTTTGTTGGTGCCTTATCAAACTCATTAGGTATAAATGACCAATC